GCTGCACACGTGATGAACCTTGCCGAGTTCCGTCATAGCGGTCCGCACGACGAGTATGTCAAGGTGGGTCAGTGCCTGAAGAACATCCATCCGTATGATCTGGAGGACATCTGGCTGGACTTTATGGAGCAGACCGCCGACGAGGATCGCAAGCGCAAGGCTCGGAACAAGTGGAACGAGTTCGTTGAGCGCGTGGATGGCGAGCGGCTAGGTGAGGGCAGCCTGCGGTTCTGGTCTCAGACGGACAACTACGAGCGCTACAAGGAGATTGAGGAGTCCAACGTTGATCGGCTCGTGGACGAGGCCGCACAGACGGCGACCGAGAACGATGTGGCTCATGTCGTCCACGCCATGTATCGGGAGAAGTTCGTCTGTGCCTCAGTGCGGAACAACGACTGGTATATGTGGGACAGCCACATCTGGAAGAACAGCGAGAATGGTGTGGATCTTCTCGCAGAGCTCTCGCAGCGCGTGGCGAAGGTCTTCCACAAGAAGGAGATGACGCAGCACGTCATCATTGAGAACCAGGAGGTCTGCTCTCACAAGGAGCACACGCCGGGTTGCCCGAGCTGCGACGCGGAGAAGAAGCGGAAGCAGTATTCGGCCGTGCGGCTGCGTCTCAAGACCACGAGCTTCAAGGAGAACGTCATGCGGGAGTGCAAGATCCTCTTCCGCGACACCAAGTTCCTCCAGAAGCTGGACGAGAACAAGCATCTGATCGCGTTCACGAACGGCGTGTTTGACACGCTGGGCAGTGAGGAGACCGATGCTGCGGGCAACTACATCCGCCCGTGGTTTCGGCCGGGCAAGCAGGAGGACTACATCAGCTTCTGCACCAACGTGGAGTACAACGAGGAGGCAATCTACAGCTCGCATCCGTGCTGGGCGGAGCTGAACAAGTTCCTGAACAGCATCCTCCCCAATGAGATTGTGCGCGGGTATTTCATGAAGAGCCTGGCACTCTGCCTCTCGGGCGAGTATGTCCAGCGATTCCACATCATGACGGGTTCGGGTTCCAACGGCAAGTCCATGCTGATGAATCTGATGGGCACCGCAATGGGCGACTACTGCTACAAGGCGAACATTGCGATGTTCACGCAGAAGCGTGGAAAGGCGGGTGCTGCTGCCCCAGAGATGGTGCGGATGAAGGGTCGTCGGTTCGTGACAATGTCCGAGCCGGACGAGGGCGAGCCGCTGTCTACAGGATTCCTGAAGGAGATCACCGGTTCGGAGAAGGTCTCGTGCCGAGATCTCTATGCGGGTTCCAAGCAGATGGTGGAGTTTGATGTGATGGCCAAGTTCTTCCTGAGCTGCAATGAGAAGCCGCCGGTCAAGACGGTGGATGGCGGCACCTGGCGCCGTATCAAGGTGGTGGACTTCCCGAGCAAGTTCGTCCACGAGCCGAAGCTCGCCCACGAGCTGCCGATTGATGAGACGATCATGCAGAAGGTGGTCTCTCCCGAGTGGGCAGCGTGCTTCATGTCGTATCTGATCCACCTCTACCGGGCGGGCGGTGGTCTGCGCAAGCTGTCCCCGCCGCCGGAAGTGGAGGTCTACACGAATGAGTACAAGGAGGAGTCAGATGTCATCGCGCGATTCATGCGCGAGTACATCCAGCCTCTGTCGGATCCTGCGGGCAGTGGCGAGCCGGCTGGCGATGGACCGCCGGAGCCGACTACCACGACCAAGCTCAACGAGACGTTCAAGGAGTGGAAGCGTGTGAACGAGATCTGGGCGGGCAACCCCCAGGATCTCAAGAAGCGGGTGGAGGCGCAGTATGGCAAGTATCCTCGGGCGGGTTGGACGTCCTTCCGGTTCGGCAACGCTTAATGCTTCCGACGACGACCAGTCTTGTCACGACCCTTGCGCCCACGGCGCGTCTTCTTGTGCTTGCGGCCACGGTGGCGGCCGCCAGTCGTAGCCCCGGGAGCCGGAGCAGGCGCGGTAACCGGAAGATCCACACCCGGATCCGTAGATGTATCATTGGGGGGCGGTGTTCCGGACGAAAACCAAGTTCTAGGATCCCACCAGACCATTCTTACTTTGTGTCAAGTTTTTTAGTCCCGAGCAGCGCCGATCTTGGAGAGGAAGTAGGTGCGGAGGAGGCCGATGGAGAAGACCACCAGGAAGAAGGAGATGAGGAGCTGGACCAGCGAAGTCAGGACCTCGCCGATTCTCAGCGTCACGCCGCCCACAACGACCTGGTACTCCGTGACACCCTTGCCCGCCGCCGCAGCCGGCGCGAGGAGCGGGGTGATGATGCCATCGGACAGCGCCGTGAAGAACTTGGAGACAACCGAGCCGAGGTAGAACGCCGCCGTGAGGATGATAATGTCACGAGTGTCCAGCATTTTGTTTAGAGAGACGGAGAAAAAACAGCGTATGGGCATAAGCACTATGAAGGATCGGGTCTATCGCCACATTACCAAGTATGCGACCCCGAGCGATGTTCGGGGGCTTCTTGAGTTTGTGGGAACCTTCGGATTATGGATTGCAATGTTCGGAACTCCTTGGTGGTGTATTCCCATTCACTCCCTTGTGACGATTCGTCTGTTTACCGTAGGCGTTCACGATACAGGTCACATGAGTCTGTTCCGGACACCGCGGTTGAACGACTACGCACTTCGCATTACAAGCCCCATCATGTGGATGCCAGGTGTGAGCCTGTGGAGACCTGGACACAATCACCATCACAGTCACAGCAACGACTTGGATCACGACCAGACGTCACAGACCGCACCGTTTACCGTGACTCAGTTCCGCGCAATGGCCCGATGGAAGCAGATGCTGTACCGTTATTTTACTCGTCCTTGGGTTATGTTGACTCAGACAGCTCCGATTGGTATGACATTAGGACAGCTCATTCAGATTGTGACCGTCAACGAACTTCTCCTCCAAGCTGCATTTCTTCTGACTCTTGCTTGGTACGGTGTGCTGGGTCGTCACATAGTTGTCGGGTGTATCAGCGGGTCGGCGGGGGTGTTCCTCTTCCACCTCCAACACACATTTCCCGAGTGCGTGCGCGTCAAGGGGCGCGATCACTTTGACAATGGATATTTCGGCTCGTCGTATTTGCGGCTTCCAGAGTTCCTCAAGCTGTTTACCGCGGGGATTGAGTATCATCACATTCACCACCTGAACTCTCGCGTCCCAAGCTACCGTCTTCGTGCGTGTCACGAGGAAGCGCCCGACGGTATGTGGAAGGGCATCCGCACCATCACCCTTCGCGAGGGATGGGACTCTATGAAACTCGTGCTGTGGAGCGAGTCCAAGGAAAAGCTCGTCTCTTTTGAGGAAGTGGACAAAGAGTTACTCCTCGCCTAGAACAATGGACACCCGCTTTTGGGGACCCTCGGGGTGGCAGCTTTTCCACCTCATCGCATTTCGTTCGGAACATCCTGATGATGTCCTCAACGACATGAAGGACGTCCTGCCCTGCAAGTTCTGTCGGGCATCCACGACCGAGTTCGTCAAGAAGCATCCGCTTCGTGGTGACCCGGGCAAGTGGCTCTACGACATCCACAACATGGTCAACGACAAACTCCGCAAGCAGGCTGCGGACGATGCCAATGTCATTGACCCCGGACCCGATCCCGACTTCAGCGAGGTCAAGGCGCGCTACATGGCAATGACCCCGACCAAGATTCCGGGTCGTGATTTCCTCATGGCCGTCGCGTACAATTACCCCGATGCACCCGAGCCACAGGACATGTCCACGCAGCGCCAGTTTATCCATCACCTTGCCGAGGCGTATCCGTTTGCCAGCATGCGGGCGTCGTTCCAGAAGTACCTCAGCAAGAATGAGGTGGAACTCGGATCGCGCATGGGCTACTTGCGGTGGATGTACGGTCTGATGAAGGCAATGTCCGGGAAAGGTCTGCGATCCTTCAAGGGCTATGTCCAACACCTGGCCTACTACAAGGCGGGATGCACCAAGAAGACCTACAAGGGCAAGACCTGCCGCAAGACGGGTATGGGGAACTACACCAAGAGCCGGGACAACAAGAAGACCCGCCGAGTTGTCGGCGGTGGGCTTCTGTAGTTGTTGTATGGAATACGTAAGCGTGGGTTTGGGGGTTGAATCAATGTTTAGTGGCGGCGAGAGCCCTTCTTGGAGCCCTTGCGGGAACCCCGGCGACGCCGGCGACCGCCCTCCATGGCGCCAGGCACAACAACCGGAGCCGGGCCACCCGAGCCCTGGGGGCCAGCACCGGCAGGCGACGGACCCATACCAGCACCGCCGCCCCGGCGGGTCTTCTTGTAGGTCTTCTTCGCCATCTTGAGGACCTGGGACAGGGACTTGCCCTTGTTCGCGCGCATCGTCTTCTTGACGTGCGTCATCCACGCCGAGCGCCGCTTGCCGCCATCCTTCATGATAACATCGCCTTCGGGATCGTATTCCGTAGGATCAACTTCGGCCATTTTGTTTAACGCGTGAGAAAGGCTTTTTGAACGAACCCGGGAGGTCCGTCGGCAAAGAGATTCCACTGGCAGCCATAGGCGATGGGTGTCTCGGGGTTGGCCTTGAGGTTCTTGAAAATAGCCTCCGGCGCCACCAGGGAGATGCGATCGCGATTGAACTGTGCCAACTCAGTGGGGTCGCGCGGGTGTGTTGCTTGGTGGTGGGTCAGCCGGCGGAGGGACGATCCATCCCATGACACATTGACATACTTGTCCAACTCAGTCCCGGCGACACCGCCTGAGACGATGACGATCTTGTTGACAAGAGACTCAATGGGTGCCGTTATGATCTCCTCCTTCATGTCCACGAGGTGCCGCCGCACGGTCGTGGAGATGTGATACGCAACGCGGTTGAGCGTGAAGCTCTTCTCGGTATGCGGCACGATGCTCAGGATGAACGGGTCATCCGCGGGGAACGCCTCGTTGACAACATCCACCATGGCCTGCTCAAAGGAGATGTTCTCGTCCGCGATGACGGATCCATCGTTGAATGGCTTGGTCGCCACAACGGGTTCGTCGCGTTCATCCGAGAAGACGTGCAGCTCCAGCAGGCGGATGCCACGCTTCAGAGCCGTCGGAATGTCCTGGAATACCGCTCCAGCCGCGGTGTAATCACACAGCCGACCTGGCCGAGGCGGCAGAATGTCCGGGGGAACAAACCCAAGCTCCTCGGATATGAGGTAGGCAAGGAACATCAACATGAGCACGACAAGTATCCACTGCTCCATTGTCTTCTGTGCTTACGATATTTTCGGAATCCGGAACAGCAGATCGCGGAAAGCATTGATCACATCGTCCGGAATGCGTTCGCCCATCGGAATCTCCATCAAGCACGCGTAGTGGAAATAGATGCAATAGACACCGCACTCGGAGTCCTTGTACTGATGCCGCGTGTCATTGTAGGTGAGTTCCATCCCCTTGCTGTGGTTGCCCGTCGCGTCCCACTGTTCTTTCCACTTCTGCATGAGTTCCACAACCTCAGACTCGGGCTTCTGGGCATACGAGTCAAAATAGGTCATGCGCGGATACTCCAGCTCGGGACGGATGTCGCAGAAGACGCAGACCCAGTGCTCGCCCGGTCCGTCGTGGGGATCGGTGTTGATGACGATGCCAATGCGGTGCTTTCCCTTCGCGTAAAGATCGGGGAGCTTCATCTTGCACAGTGCCGAGACGAGACACTTCTTGGTCTCTGATTTCAGGTTGAAGTCAATCGGTACAGTTCCGACATAAAAATAGTCCGAGAACACCTTCGTAAAGTTCTTCTCTATCGCGTCAATGTCGTCGGACGAGAGCCATTCCCATCGGTTGACAGCCCACTCTGCCGGCGCCTTTGGTCTACGCAGGAGCGCGGCAACGATACACTCGGCGCGACCTGTCTTGCACTTGGCACGCAGACGAGTCTGGAGCTCGTTCCAGACAGCCTCGGTGTTGCTGCGTTCAATCGGAGACTCACTCGGGTGTTCCTTGTTGTAGACTTCCCGGAGACGCTCCACTTCATCATCGTCAAGCCAGGACATTCCTTGTTCAAAACGAACACTTTTAAGTCAAGTTCCCAGACAAACCAATGGATACTCTCAAGCCAGTGATTGCAAAGTATTTGGAGATCACGAAGCGACTGAATGAGATCAACGCACGAGCAGGTGAGCTGCGGGATGAGCGCCGGACGGTGGAGCTGGATCTGGCCGCTGCGTATGCGTCAAGTCCCGCTCTTCCGGAGAAGATCGGTCTCAACTCATCGCAGATGATGTTCTCGGTAAAGAAGCCGGGTGAGTGGAAGAAGGGGTGGACGCTATCTAAAAAGCAGCTCGAAGAGTACCTCCTCGAGATCCTGCCGGACCGCGGGGAGGAAGTCATGCGAGAGATCGTGCGTCGTCATGAGGAAAAGCTCGTCGCTACGGATTACTCGTTTGATCTAAAGTCTATTTCAGGGGAACGCAATTAGATGCCTGTTTGGTGTCCGTGCTGGAAATCGCAGTGCGAATCTCTTGAATCGCAGCTTGCATCTCCTGAAGGAGTTGTTCGGCTTCTTGAATGTTCCTCTCTGGCATGAACCCAGATTGGATTCGGGTAAGATGGACCTGCATCACTTGACTTGATCGCATCATCCGCATTGCCAGGGTGCTGACGAAAGGCTTCACCATTAACGTGTGTATGAATACAGATAGAGACTTTTTTAAACGGGGTTAAAACAATGGCAGACGTAGCGGAATCCGACGCGACTCCACGCCCATCACTTGGACATGTATTTAATAGACCGATCTCCGAACCGATTGTGATGCGTCCCGTAGAGGGTTCTGATAATGAAGGAGACGTCGCGATGCGTCCTCCCGGTGGGGATGCTGACGGAGATGACGGGCTTGTGGGCGGCCTTCGTTTCCCCTTCGCGAAGCGCCCGGAGTCCACGGCGGACAAGGAAGCGCGCGAGGCAAGAGAGGCGGCGACCGCAGCCGAAAAGGCAGCCCGCGAAGCCGAGGAGGCCGCTGCAAAGGCGGCGGACAAGGAAGCGCGCGAGGCGGAAGAGGCGGCAGCCGCAGCCGAAAAGGCAGCCCGCGAAGCCGAGGAGGCCGCTGCAAAGGCGGCGATGGAAGAAGCGAAGCGACAGCGAGAGATTGCGGCAGAGAATCGTGCCCGCGCCCGCGCCACCGGTAATAAGGCTGCTCTTATTGAAGGGGCTCTGGTCAAGGGTGAAGAAAGCTGGTCCAACCTTCGTGATGCAATTGAGACGGGTAAGATTCACAGCAGTGAAGTGCAAGAGGTTCTCTCCAGTATCCTGCGGGCTCTGGCAAAGGGTTCCGAGGAGATGTCGCAGTACAAGACATCGGAGACGATCCTGACAAAGTTCATTCGCGACGGTGGTGGGGATACTGTGAAGGTTGATGTCAACTTCCGAGGCCCATTCGGAGAGACTGCGCTTATGCAGGCAGCTGTCAATGGACGGTCTAAGCACGTAGAGGACCTTATCAAGGCCAAGGCAGACGTCAATGTGCAGAACGCCAACGGCGAGACAGCTCTCATGTGGGCTGCCGCCTACGATGAGGTGGATGTGATCAATGTGCTTCTCAAGAACAAGGCAGATCCGAACCTGAAGGATGAACTTGGCTGGACCGCACTCATGGTCGCGGCTTGGGCGGGCAGTCTGAAAGCCATTGGGGTACTCAAGCCCAAGTCAGACATAAACGCTACGAACGCGGAAGGGCTCCGGGCAAGAAATCTTGCTGCCAGCAGATTGTCCCCTGGAGTGGCACGTGGGAAGCAGAAGGAGATTACCTATGCCTTCAACACCTCGTCGTTGTTGACGCGCAGGAAGAAGGGCGGGAAGCACAAGACGCAGCGGCGTAAGAAAACGAACTCAAAGAAACGGAACAGACGATAAGCAATGGACGTCTACGCACCCTACAACCCTGCGAACCGAGCATTCGCGGAGAAGGACATTCATGGCATCCTACGGAAGCACGGCTTGCCCCACTACCGAGTCCAGAATCGGAAGACCTTTCAGACCGCAATGGTTCATACGACCTATGTGAAGCGACTGGAGTATACAACTCCCGACGGACGCCCGGCGCAACTCGCACCGTGTCCTCCGGGTGTGATGCCTCTTCAGGATGAGTCGTACGAGTGTCTGGAGTTTGAAGGTGATTCGGTTCTGGGTGTCTGCGTGGCCACCTATTTGCGTCACAAGTATCCCGAGCGCAAGCAGGGGTTTCTTACCGATGCGCGCAAGGAGCTCGTCAATAACGAGCGAATTGGTCAGCTGTCTCGGCAGATTGGATTGGATCGGTTCTACGTCATCAGCCGGCACAATGAGGAATCGGCTGCGATTCATGGTCGGACAAACCTCAAGAAGCTCGGAGATATCTTCGAAGCCTTCTTGGGTGCGCTATGGACCGACTGTGGCAATCGGTTTGACATCGTGTACACCTTCGTGACCACCGTAATGGAGACATACCTTGACATTGAA